TGCCTATGTTGAACAAGAGGCGTCTGTTGAACAAGGACAAGAACAAGAGGCGTCTGTTGAACAAGGACAAGAACAAGAGGCGTCTGTTGAACAAGGACAAGAACAAGAGGCGTCTGTTGAACAAGGGCAAGAACAAGAGGCGTCTGTTGAAGATACATCGGCGAATAGATCAAAACGTAATAAGGGGCGTGCAAAAAAGGTGGTTCGAGCAATATGGACCGATGATAAACCCAACGAGGTGGGTGAAATACATGCAGAAGTAAATGCATAAACAATATAAAATAATATTGCAATCATACAATATTATTCCCATGAATAAAGTCGAACAGCTTCAGACGATTTCAAAAATATGCACACGCGGGAAGGGTATTTTAGCCGCAGACGAAAGTTCAGGAACAATCGGGAAGCGCTTTAATAGTATAAAAATTGAAAATACGCGCGACAACCGATACGCATATCGAAATATGCTATTTACTACCCCACACCTAAATGAGCATATTAGTGGTGTAATTACATACGAAGAAACATTATTTGATGTTGGTCCAGATGGGTCGAGACTGGTTCAACCGTTAATCGATAACGATATAGTCATTGGTATCAAAGTGGATATGGGTGTGAAGCCGCTGTATGGGTCAGACGACGAAACTGTGACTCAAGGTTTGGATGAGTTGGATGTACGTTGTAAAAAATACTACAATGCAGGTGCACGTTTTGCTAAATGGCGCGCCGTATTAAAAATCGACATGAACAAAAACCTCCCTTCGGATTTGTCTATTCACGAAAACGCGGTCACTTTGGCCCGCTATGCGTCGATTAGTCAGAACAATGGGTTGGTCCCAATTGTAGAACCGGAAATATTGATGGACGGAACACATACAATTGAGCAATCCCATCAGGTCGCGGTCAATGTATTGAGTCACGTATATCGCGAATTGGTTCGGCATCATGTTGATATTGAATGTACATTGTTGAAGCCAAATATGGTGCGTCCCGGAGTATCTTCCGGTCAATTGCATGATTCCGTTCGTCTGGGAGAACTCACCGTAAATGCGTTGCAACAAGCTGTGCCGGTCAGTATGCCCGGTGTCGTATTTTTATCAGGAGGAATGTCCGAAATTGAGGCGAGTGTGGCTTTGAATGAAATTAACAATGTGGTTGGTCACAAACCGTGGTATTTGACGTTCTCTTATGGAAGAGCATTGCAGGCAAGCGTATTGGATATATGGCGCGGATTATCTGCAAATGTTAAACCGGCTCAGGCAATGTTGTCGCATCGTGCAAAGGCGAACGGGCTCGCGTCAATTGGTCAATATATTGGTGAAGAGGACACCGGAAAATCGCTACACGAATCGAATTATGTTTATTAAATACGCGAAAAATTTGCATGTATAAAAATCGATTAGTTCATGTCCAATTCATATTTTTTTATTAACTCTTCTGGTATAGAAGTTACACCTGGTTTTTTTCGTAAAATGACCATTCTATTATCGTTCGTTTTTTCGACAATATCGTAGTAATTTAACACGACGTGATAGTTTGGTCTATCTAAAAAATCGTCAAATGCAATAAGACACCCGGGTTTGATAACATTGAAACATTTTAGACAACATGCTACGCGAAAACGGCCGTCTATAAATACCAAATCAATACTTTCTTGTTCCTGCTTGGGTAGATTTCTTATATGGTTACTATAATTTATCCGCTGTATATTGGTGCTATTTGGTCCAGGGCGCCCCCATGTATTCGGTTTTGTGTTCATATCATTAAAAATATACGTAAGATTATTTGATTTAATCTTTTTTTGCAAATTGTTATACCATTCTTTGTCGCTTTCGACGGAATATAATTTAATTATATTATTTCGAATACTTGCCTGATACGTTGAACCGCCCGAACCATATTCAAAATAAACCCGTATTTTGTCTAAATATTTATAAAACATTTTTTCATCCTCTTTTGATAAATGTGGAAACATTATAGATATACATATAGGTCTAAATATAGATAACCCGGTCTCGATATATCCAACATTTTATTTCGTAAAAGTCGTTCCGTCGGATAAACTCGTAAAAACAATATAAAAATGATGCTATGTATTTTGTATAACATCATGCAACCGAATAATCACGTGGAAGAACAAATCGCCGAGTTACAAACAAAATTTTATAATGAAACTCAAAAACGGCGCCTGTTTAAAAACAATCAGAAATTGGAATGTGCGAGCACGATTGTTCAAAATATGGATTTGACTACTTTGTTAAGCAGTTGTATGTATATAATTCCTGATAAAAATGAGATTTATGTCGATTATCCGAAGTTAAAAATGTTTATTTGCCCAAATATTTATCCGCAAATTATCGAATATGCGACACGTTTAGCAAATACATGTGTTAATAAATACCATGTATTTTCATTGCATATTAATTTGCAATCATTTACAATTACCGCTGCACAGAGATACCACGATCTAATTGAATTATTTTGCAAAAAATGCTTTCAGCCTGGCGCGCAATTTCAAACGCAACTACAGCAGATTCATTTATACAATTATCCGACGGTTATTCCGATATTAAATAAATTGTTCGCATCAATGGTTGATGATAGTGCGCGTGGGAAACTGGTTTTAGAAAAAAAACCTTTCTCTCCGTAAAACACATAAAGGGTTTCATGCACCATAAATTACACATATGGACTTACAAATTCACGATTCGCACAAAGCGGACATTTTCACCGGACTATTTCAGCATATCAAATTATTTACTGAACATATTAATATGACGTTTAATGCGGACAAAATGTTTATTCAGGCTATGGATTCGTCACATGTATCTGTATTTGAAATACACATACCGAAATCCTGGTTTCATGTATATGATCTGCACGACGATTGCGATTTGGTCGTAGGTATTCATTCTGGGAATTTATTCAAAGTATTGCGTGCGCGCGATAAAAATCAAAACTTGTGCATTCAATTGTTGGAACAAGGCGACGACACATTAAAAATTGCGATGACGTGTGAAAATACAGAAGTATTTGACCGACATTTTCAAATACCACTTATGGAAATTGATTCTGACGTGATGCATATACCAGAAATGGAGTATCAGGCCGAATTCGCCATTCCGTCAAACACATTTGCTACTCTTATTGACCAGTTAAAAATGTTTGGCGATACTCTCCAAATCGAATGTTCCGAAGAGAAAATCCAGCTGTGTTCAGAGAGCCAGGAAACTGGGAAAATGAGTGTAGATATACCAATTGACGACGTACTCTCTTTTGCAATTGAAGAAGATCAGGAATTGAATTTATCGTTTAGTTTATCTTATTTGCACAATATTTGCATGTATAGTAAATTGGCCAAAAATGTGGAGGTGTGTATGAGTGCAAATTATCCAATTCGGTTGGTATATTCATTGAGCGACGACGACGAATCGAAATTTGTCTTTTATTTAGCACCGAAAATCGACGATTAGCAATAAAAATTGTTTGTGGAATGAAGACTATTTAACACACCAGAAAAGGATGATCGTATGTTACCAGATACTTCTTTGCTATATTTTCCGATCATAAAATCGATAAATGCACATTCTTCATAGCCCAAATTTTTCAAATCATCTTCATTTTTGTATAATAATTGATTATTGTTGGGGTAATCTTTCAGTAAATCTTGCGCATTTGAACATGCAATATATGTAGTGCATGTTGAATCCTTAAATTTCACCCGGTCAATTACATCAGGCAAAGACAACATTTTTTTGATTTGAAAATGTGTAATAAAATCGGCTTCATATCGATAGTGAATATAATTGTATTTTCCATCAACGAGGCCCAAAAGTGTTTTTACCTCTATATATTTTTGCATTATCGGTTCGGCGGGTATAATTTTGTTTAGAAAATGAATGGTTATTTTTGTAAAATCAAACACTGTATGAAAAAATGGTAAAATAATAAATTCTTTTTGGAACGACATAATTTGTTTAAGAAGATTCTTATCCTTACTTATGATTTTTGTGCAGACTTGTTTATTTACATTGAATGTATTTTCGGGAGTTAGATTTGGTTTAACCGTATTAAATTCTGAAAATAATGAAAATCTTCTAAAACAATGAATATCATATAACTGGTCCATTTCCAATTCCCGTCCCCGTTTCATATCTTTACTTCGAGACATACAATACCTAAATGTAAATGGTATATCATTTTGCACTGCAAAATTTACACCACATAATATATCATAGAACTGATTACATAGCCCCCCGCATACATCAAATATCAAAAACACCATTATAATAACTAACTATATATTTATGCGTTCGACATTTACGAATAATCAATCCAAACATAGTATAGTTGGATTGATCATGGATTTTTTAGGAACTTTATGTGTTTTCATTATGGTTCTATTCCTTTACATTTATATTATGAACCAATTCAAAAAGAGCGATGATTTGGACATTTATGAAATGGACTTCTCAAACAATACTCATTTACAAGAGGTTTGCGATATTCGGCAGCCCGTATTATTTCAATTTCAGAATATTCATCCCAAATTGTTTGCTGATATTACTCCCCAATATATAGCACGTTTTGGGTCGTATGATGTCCGTATCAAAGACGCGCACGATTATTATAAAAATCATCGAACCGAAAATAGTCAGGTGGATTCGGTTTCACTATCCTTGCATAATTCGATCAAACTGTTAGAAAACGACAACGCGGCGCATTTCTTTTCAGAAAATAACGACGACTTTTTAGACGAATCGGGATTACTACGTTCCATGCGATCTATGGACGATTTCCTGAAACCCATGTTTAATGTTCATACCAAATACGATTTATGGTTCGCATCGCCAAACGCGGTTACCCCATTACGTTACCATACAAATTACCGCCAGTTTCTGTGCGTGACTTCCGGCAAAATTCGAGTGAAAATGACTCCTTGGAAAAGTTCCAAATATTTACATGCAGTCAAAGACTATGAAAACTACGAATTTCGTTCTCCGGTCCATCCAACCCGGCCTTTAGAACAATATGCGACCGACTTTGAGAAAACCAAATTCCTGGAGTTCGATATCCAAGAAGGCTATGTATTGTACATTCCGCCATATTGGTGGTATTCGGTCATGTATTTAGACGCACCGAATACCTTTGTGTGCAGCGTATCGTATAACACGGTCATGAATTGTATATCAAATGCACCCGATTTAGCACTTTATTGGTTGCAGCAGCAAAATATTACCAAGAAAATTACCAAATTACCTGCTACGCCGGTATTAGTCCCTCGAACAGAACCAGTGTGTGCGACTAATGACGACGCGCAACCGAATGAGAACAAAACCCCGCTTACTGTCCAAGATGAACAGATCGACTTCAAAGCATCCGATGGCCATGCATTGGAAACAACAGACAACACAAATAAATTCCAGGATTCCGTGGCTGTAATGAATATATAAACCACAAAACCACGATTTTGCGAAAGGATATTGTGTGAGTCTATATTATATATATGAAACCAGTACATCGAATTTTGTTATCCGCCGCAGTTTTGCTGGCCCTTGATTTTATTTATTTGAGTTTTAACAAAGGTGCGTTTGAAACGCAAATCGTCCAAATACAGCGGGTTGTTATGCAAGTGAAATTGGTGCCTGCAATGGTATGTTATTTACTGCTCATATTAGGGTTGAATTATTTCATTCTATCGAGACACCGCCCTGTATATGAAGCGGTTTTGCTGGGGATAGTGATATACGGTGTATTTGATAGCACCAATTATGCACTATTCAAAAAGTGGGATTGGAAATTGGCCGTGATGGATGGGTTATGGGGTGGTGTTTTGCTCGGATTGACTACGTTTATTGTCTATAATTTATAAGCGGTCTTACCATTTATGGGATACATTATGAATGTAGTGCATCGATTTTTCAAATAGTGCAGTGCACTTTATATTTTTGTATATAATAAAACGTCAATATTATATACAAAATTTACATATATTGTTTCGATTAGGTGCCGGTTCATCATGTTTATTCAAAAAAAATAATTCATAATAATGGTACATAGCATATCATTATTATTACATCAACGAAGACTTAAGTACGCGCGACAAATACAAGACCATACTGAATGCAATGCTTTATCGCAAACGGTTACATTGAATGAAATAACGACTAACTTGCGCGTTGAGAACATAGCATCTTCCGCACACTTTTCACTCCTCGTTTATCATATAATTTACAAAATTCGCCCATAGTGAGTTGCTTATATTGAATTAAATGCATAAGTCGCTGTTGTATAAGCATGGGTTGTTCATCGGGTTCGTATCCATACAATTCGAAGAATTGTTCCAAGCAGTCACAGTCATCAAATATGACCGTTTTTGCAGCATTGTCTATAATACCATTATATTCTTGAATGCGCGCCATCCATATCGGCGAAAACGACGCAAAATATACCCAGTGTTTGTCCATGCGGTGCATTTCACACATATATTTGAAATCTAAATCGCGATGACTGCCTCCGAATATGTCCATCACATTTTTTCGCGTTTCATATAAACAGACTTGCTGCAGAAACTTCCAATTGCGGATGAGCCCCATCGATTTAGTTTTGTACTTTTCAATAGCATCATGTTGTATATGAACGAGAATACGCGTTTCCGTCGCATATGATTCGGGTAAGATTTCCGGGTCTTGGTTACGCGCGGCAAAATCATGTACTGTGAATTTCCGCGGTTTTGCGCTTAAATTGTACGCCATCGTGGTCGCAATATGAGCGCCCTCCATTATTCGACCCACCATGGTTTGCATGAATTTACCAAGTCGTGGATTATTCGAACGAAAGAATATCTGATATATCAACTGCAAATATTCGGCAACTTCAATTTCAAACCCAGAATAATATAATTCGCATGCCCAAAATGCAGCCTCTTCATGGTTCTTGTCCAAAATAGACATGCATAACGACGCCAATACGTCGTCCTTGATATATAAATACCGCGTGAGTATGAATGATTCGTCTGTATTTTCCATGGTAAAGTTATTTAACTATACACGGTGTTATAACTACGAATCCATCAATTTTGTATGTATATGTATATGTAAATACCACAATTAAATGGATTTTTTTGCAGTCGGAAATGAAATATACAAATGCAAATATTTCGGAAACAACTTATGTGCAGACAAGTCGCGAATATATACAATAAAATCAATTCAGCATTACTCATCATATTCGGGGGTTCATGTTATGGGTTCATTGGACAATGGAGAACAATATGAACTGATGTTTTACAACACGAAACATAAAACATACAAAATGCACGCAGAGCACATACATTATTATACATGGTGCTGTTTTTAGATGAGTTTATCTGCGAATACAAATATGAACGATTATATTATATTTATTTTTATCATAATAAATGCAATCCACCTTTTTCTTTTACCATAATTTGAAAAATCTGAACACGATTCGTGAAATCAGTCCGAAATTTCAAGTCCGCGATGGTACAATTTTAGTAGATAGTTACGACCCAATTACCGGCCATGTAATATTGGGCACGCGAGAGGAAATTGCAGGAAAGGTAGTTACTTTCGAGGAAGGCACCGTTGATATATTAAACAAACTCAACAATATGCACATAAAAATTCATCTTCCCAATAAGTCTAACTATGAAGTAAATATGGTTTTGGCCAAAATTGGGGCGCATGAATCCAAAAAGGCCTATATTATCGTATAAACATTCTTCGCTTCCCATTTGGGAAATTTATAGTCATATTGTATAATGCCTATAAAATCTCGAGTACGCAAGTCCAAAAAGGGGTTCCGAAAGACTGCAAAATGTCGTTCAACCCAAAAGACTCATATTGTGCGCGTTTTATTAGAAATGCTCAACGTAGTCAAACTATATCATTGGAAGACACGCTCCTACCCCGAGCATATTGCGACTGATGAATTATACGGAAAACTAAACGAGCACATCGATACATTTGTAGAAGTATATTTAGGCAAAGACGGATCACGTATTGAAGATTGGAACGACACGGTATCTATCGTGCAATATCATCGCACACGAGATTTCAAATCCAAAATATTCTATTATCGCGAATTTTTAATGGACTTAAACCAATGTTTGGATTCGCGCCAGGACAGCGACTTGCTCAATATTCGTGATGAAATACTGGGCGATTTGAATCAGTTCCTGTATTTAATGACGCTAAACCGCGGATAAAATCAGCCCCCAATATAATGGCACACCGATTTTCTCAATTATACAATAAAATTTTCGATTATAGTTTGAAACGGGGATCACACATCAAATTCCCCGATATGTTACAGAGTCGCACAATTTCACCAAAATACATTATACCGATCACAACCAAACATATATATAATGAAATGCCTATACGTTTGGCGAAGCGTGTTACAGATCTAAATAATTTCCCGTTTGGATTATCCAAGACTCATTCTATCAACAAAATCCGGGAATGGTATTTAATATCCTTTTACGAATTAACGAACGCAAAAGAGCCACAGACGGACACCGATATGCACGAGTTCAAGCAAATAATTGAAACGATTTACACCCGACATTCGACCACGCTAATTACCATATCAAAAGGTTTGCATGAATTGGAGCTTGAAAATAAAATCAATAGTATTGATGCGCCGACTATTCAAACTTTTTTGAATCGATTTCACACGAACCGTACCGAAATACGTATTTTGTTGGAATTATACCTGTCTCTATTTGAACAAATGCGCGGGGCAACACAATGCGATCGGTTTGGTATTATCAACTATAATACAAATATTGTGCATATTGTGCAAGATGCGATTAATAACATACAGTTAATCTGTGATCGAAACGCCGTGAATATTGATTTGAGCACTGCTATAGTATGGAATATTGCGCCCACGAGCCTCGTTACGATTGACCATTACTTGTATTATATCATATTTGAACTATTGAAAAATAGCGTTCAGGCGGTATTACCGCGTACCAATCCGCGCATCGAATTAACTTCACAGGACATTGATTCTGAGTGGATGGTGATTAAAATCCAAGATAACGGAATTGGTATTGAAGAAAAAAACATGCAGCATATTTGGCTCTATAGTTATTCAACAACCGCAATAAAAGCGTCCGATATCATTGAAAAAGAGGATTTTAGTACATTTTCGCCATTGTCCGGTATGGGATATGGATTACCAATTAGCGAAATATACATCAATTTTTTGAACTCTTCGACAAACAATATCAAAATTTTTAGCAAACATAATGTTGGTACCACCGTATATTTGTATTTACGTAAATATAAGGATATTTTGTGAATCCCGGTTTTGAAGAGGGGCAAGCATCCCGCGCAAACCGGGAAGTATGTCTGTACTGCGCCCATGCAGCTCCCTGTATTTCATTGTTTCTGGTTGAAGCCATTTCCGGCGGGTCGCGGCGCGACGTATCATCACGTTTTTCCAGGTGCGTTGTATTAAACGAATCCAGTGTGTTTTTAATACAACATTGTACGCTTCATGTATCGGGTGAATATGTAATTGCATAATTTCCGGTTTTGTTGCGCGGCCGGTTCGTATTACACTATAATTTGTTAAATAGTGCATTGTATGTTCGATCGGACGTGTTAAGAAGTTACTACTTTGTATAACGGACGCCAATATGAGGACGTCAAATACATTGTCGTAATACGGCAAACCGACGTAATATTGTTTGTCTTGAAAATCGTCGTGATGATTTTCCTCTATCTCGAATATTGCCGAATAAATGTCGTCGTCTTCATCGGACGACCATCCGTCATATATACCCACTTGATTCACTGCATCCATATTTTGCATTTATATCCAATAATTGGTAAAACTGATTTGTATTATGTTGAACATAATACAACTCGAAATCAATTTTGTTTGAATATATTACACGTACAGGCTTTGTGCGGTAGTCACATATTTCAATATTGTACTATCAACCTGCGATAATTTATGCGCACATGCCGTCTCACATGCAACTTCTGCGACCACCATCCATTCGCGTGCAATCGTAGATATTTTCAAAAGCGCCTTTGTGAAGTCCCCCACTGAAATACCAAGTAAAGCCACGTCATTTTGAATAAAACGTTTGCATTCCACTTCATTTGTGCAATAACACCAGCCAACCGCCAAATCCGGCATATCGAAACAAATGGGATCATCATAATTGTGACCCGTGTAAATTTTTCGATCCAACTCCATTTGCTCGTATTCTCGGAATGTCGTCTCTAACTGTACGATGGCTTCCTTTAATGCTGAATCCGATGTATGTGGCGAATGATGCTGACTGTCTTTGGCTACATTCACATCCGTAAAGCACGCCAAAAACCCGATAATTTGCTCCACACCTAATTCGCAAAACCATTTGTGTTTTAATAATACATGTGTTGCGACAATAGAATGCACTTCGGCTATTCCAGACGCGGTTCGCCCGGATGGAGTAAGACCATATTCATTTTCCACATTTTTCTCTATAAACCCGGACATTTCTAATATATCACACACTTTCGTAATATTGTCCTCAATATAATATCGCATGTTATCCAATGTACTGTGTTTATCATGCAATTCCGTGTTTATCGCAGTTACAGCGCGCACGATTTCCATGTCCTTTTTCAAATTTGCGTGAAGTGAATATATCGCCTTTAATTCTCGTTCGATTTCTCGCCGCGTCTTATTCGTCGAATATTGCAGATCGTCTTCCATTTGTATTGTTCGATTGCATACATCATGTGGTGTTTGGAGACTTTGCAATTTCGCCTCCGCATTGCTCAATTCCTGTTGTTTCTTCGCAATCTCAGATTGCTGCCCGTCATATCCCGATGTATTTCTTCGCACACCATACTGTTTTCCGTAAAATGTATAAAATCCGACATCTTGGTTCTCCCGTTTTTCAGCAAATTCAACACTAATTCGTACGAAATTCGAAATTTCGATACAAGCCGCTGTGGTTTTCCACCAAGCATCATTTTATATTCATCAACCGCTGGAATCTGAAATAAGTTGTTGCAATGTACAACATGCCCAATATTATCAATCCCGCGACGCCCGGCACGTCCAGCCATTTGTGTATATTCGTGCGACATTAGTGTCCGTTCAGTTGAACCATCAAACTTTGTGATACCGGTGAATATTGCCGTTTTAATCGGACAATCCAGCCCAATCGCAAATGATTCGGTTGCGAATAACAATTTAATATATTTTTTTGAAATCATAATTTCAACAATTTCGCGCAATACGGGTACCATTCCAGAATGATGAATTCCAATGCCGTTTTCCAAAAGCGAAACAACCTGGTTATATTCCGGCAATTCCAAATACTCTCGATAATTCGGCAATCGTCGGATAATTTGCTCGCATTCTTTGCGTACAGTGTAACTCACTTTACTATCATCTTCCAAAAGTGGTACTGTAATATCTGCAGCACACGCTTCGACATTTTTGCGCGAAAATACAAACGCAATCGCGGGCAACATTTCGCGCTCCTTCAAAAACATGGCTAGGTTATTTAGCACATGTTTCCGTTTGGGGAAAATCGAACGATCCTGGAAAACCTTGGACATTTTAGCCAAAGTCTTATATCCGTCTTCGTTGAATTTTCCGCGGTCGTCTTGCAGCGGAATTAAATTATGCACCGCCTTGCGAATTTCCTTCTCTAATTCCTTGTCTTTTACCAATTTCACTGATCCTTCATTAATAGTCAAATAACCGTAATGGCTCAGTGGTACTACGCGTTTTTCAGTTGAAGCCAGATATACTTCTTTTGATGTAGAACCACGTTCCGCCCATTTAGCAAAACGTTGCGGGTTGTCTATTGTCGCAGATAACATGACCATTTGAATATGATGGGGAAGCATAAGTATCGTTTTTTCCCACGTTTGTCCTCGGTCGGCATCATTAATATAATGCACCTCGTCAAACACAACACACGCCAGTTCCTTCTCAATATCAATATTAAAATGCAACTGAGTTGGATTTACTTCAGTGCCGCCTTTTATCGTTTGCAAAAACAGCGCGTTCATCAAAATCTCAGTAGTCATAATCAATACATCCGCTTCGGGATTCGTTTTAATATCCCCGGTCATAAGTCCAAACGAAATATGCGGGTACTTTCGCGTAAATTCCGAGAATTTCTGATTGGAAAGGGCCTTAATTGGACTCGTGTAAATCACCTTTTTCCCTTGCTTCACAAAATGCTCAATCGCAAATTCCGCAGGAAGAGTCTTTCCCGACCCAGTATGCGCAGTCACCAATACGTGGTGGCCTTCGACAATACCTTCAATCGCATATTTTTGAAAATCGCTCAATGGATATGGATACAATTCAAAATAAGACGCCCATTTTGAATTATCAGGATAAGTAGAGGTACAAATTTTAACCATTTAGTCAAACACAATATATATTGTCGTAATATCTTTATGTAATTTGTTTTTATATACTATATAGGAAAGTTAAATGGATTTAAGAGAACGAGACAATGCTATTCCCGGATTACCACATTATTTATATTACGGACAATTTGAACGCACAGACCAATTAAATATGCGAATCATGGAACGCGATGTCCCAGACAAGCCCCTGGCGCCAAATTTCTCCCCCCGCCCGGTACCAACCAAGTATTCGTTATTCCCGATGTTAGATGCCCGCATGCCGGCTACCGTGCCGATCGAGCCAAACTACAACTATTCGCCGGCTGCGAATTTCACGCCTCCTGTAATGAAGACCGCGCCTGTTAGTGGATTTATTAACCATATCAATATTGAAAGTGATTTGCGCAATCAGGGGGTTTCCCTACAGAAGGGTGCCGACAGAGGTGTGTATATTCCGTCTTCAGACAGTGACTTGTACAAGGTCTATGTGCCGTCGAAACCGAGCGAGCAGCCATATCCCGAATTGTTTAGAAAAGACAAGTTTGATCAGCAAGTTCATCCCAATGTGACGGGTGCGCCTCAGGTTGGAATTGACCGTTTTAATAACAACACGAGGACCCAACTCCGAACCATTATAAATAAATAGAGTAGTCGCCTCCATATATTTAGACCAACGATCGTCGTTGGTCTAAACTGATTTATGCATAATATCCTGGATAATATTTGCTTACCCACTTGTAAATATAGTATGAACAACCTCCGCTAAAATTATACTTTGTGTGGTGCATATCCGACTCCTCGTATAATTCTTCATCTACATCGTAATATTCAATCGGTAAATTATATTTTTTTTCAAGTAGTTCCATTAATTGTGAGTATTGCACCCAATTCTCGCTATAATTTACGTTCCGGATTTTACGCTTATTCTTTTGAACATATTCAATGCCTCTTGTTTTATTTTTGCCCCCACCCCAATCTGATATCATTATTCTTCGGTTCTTTTGCTGAATATCTACCAGAAATGCGTGTCTTTCTGTACGAACTGGGACAGATACCACTTGTGGAAGCTGGTCATCGATTTCAATATCTACGAATCGCTGTAATTCAGAATCGGCCACCATCCGGCTACCCGTACCCAGTTCTTTTGTGGGTATGTGAATCTCACCCTTGTTTAACCTGTGCGATTTCCGAGTTACGTTTCCACCAGCAATGTGTGTATTTGTTTTCGTTTTTCTATGGGTTTTCCTAGAAAACACGATTTTACGACTTTTACGCTTTGATGTAGAAGCGCCAGTCCTCGATTGATTCGATAATCGCAAGTTATATGTATTTGGTGTAAAAGGCTTCATATGATATATTGCTATATATTTCGTGTGTTTGTATGAATAATAGTTTCATGTTGGACCCCGGCTGCATGTCGAAACGATCTATGTAGCTAAAAATGTCTAAACATTACCGCATTCCATAATGTTAATGAATTGCGTATGTGTCTTCTTGGACAATGTCTAATATTTCGTTAGTATATATATCCAATTTTTATAAATCGGCGATGTTTTTTTCTACACACCCAGATAAATATTGGTTTCAAACATTAATTATTTTAGGAATCGCAATGTTACTCGTGCTTTGGTATAAACGCCAGGATCTGTCTCGATACTATGAAGGGTTTCAGCAAGACGCCAATTATGTATTAAAACAAGACAGTGATTCATATGACCCGTTTTACGTTGAAATTTACGACCAACTAATGCTTCCCGATAAAAGATGTATGTTTGAGACAGATAAAATCATATCCATGACTCAGCCAACGCAAAATAACAGTGTTTTCTTGGACATTGGTGTAGGAACGGGCCATTTAGCCAAACAATTATTGGATCGAGGATTTCGCGTGTATGGGGTTGATAAATCAGCAGCGATGATTGAACGTGTTGAAGAAAAATGCCCCAACGCACAGTTGGTATGTGGTGATGCAAAAGATCCCATGTTATATGAAGCGGGGGCGTTTACGCATATAACTTGTTTAGGCATGACTATTTATCAGTTTGATGATAAGATCGACTTTTTCCAAAATTGCTATTTCTGGTTAAAACCGGGTGGCTATTTGATTGTTCATTTAGTCGATCCTGCACGATTTGATCCCATTATTCCTGGCGGAAAACCGCCCCTATTGAATAATCCGCAGCAATATGCGAGATCGCGCATTACCGATACCATTATTGACTTTATCGATTTCAAGTACAAGGCGCAATATAATTTTAGCGATTTGCAATCCAAGAAGCAGGTGCAATTCAAGGAGACATTTACAGACGAGCTGACCAAGAATGTTCGCCAAAATGAAATAACGTTGTATATGGAAAGCATGGATACATTATTAAAGCTCGCATCTCGATGTGGATTTATTGTCCAAGGTCAAGTTACGTTATCGCAATGTATTGGTGACGAAAACCAATTTTTGGTCATATTTGAACGTCCGCAGTAATCGCGATCGTTATATTCCCCTCCTGAATTTCGTATGTATATATAGGTCCTACATGGAGTTATATATAAGTCTAGTTGTATTTTTCATATTTTTGATCAGTTTCATTTATATTAAATTGCGCTATCCATTTTGGAACCTGCAACCCGCATTCCATAGCTACGATTTTTGGCGATATTACACGCGCAGCCCGTTTGTAATTCAGCCAGGATTTCCATTGAAAACAAAATATGTGGATGCGAAGGTTCGAACGCAACCCTTCTTAGACATTTCAACGGAAGGTGTGTCCAAGATGGCTGATTTGTTACAATGCTACTACATTTCATCGGATAAAATGCTAACTTTAACGGATGCGTCGAATATACACACGGAATTAATTGGTCAATCACACCCCAGTTTCACATCATTTTACGAAGAGGACCATTATATGATTGTTCCGTCGAAAGAAACCGGTGAAATAGCATTGTCGAATGTCCCGGACAAAATAGGGTGCATGTCGTCGCGCGCGATTCGATTATATGTATGGGACAAATCCGGGGAATTTCATTTCCAATATGCCTATTACTGGGACCATATTTGCATTCATCGTGATTTTCAATCAAAACATCTTGCGCGGAATATAATTCAATCACACGAACGATACCAACGAATACATAATCCAGATATTCCCATATCTTTTTTCAAAAAAGAGATCAATTTATGTGAAGGCATAGTTCCGTTGGTCAAGTACCAATTATATACATTTCCATTACACCGGGTCAAGCCACCGCCCTTGTCTGATCATTTCCATATAACACGCATTGTCCAAGAAAACATGGATTTGCTGTCTGACCTATTATTCGGTATCGTTCATCAAGAAACGGGTACTGCGCCCAATCTGTTCGGTTTTTGCGCATTTCCCGAAATGTGCGTCCTGGACAATTTAATCCGAAATGGGTCGATTTACGTATATGTTTTGCGAAAACACAAAGATCCATATGCATATTTCTTCTTTAAAAATACAAGGACCAGTTATGATACGATCGACGACGGCAATGTGTTAGATTGTATAGGCAGTATATCAAATATTCAAGGCAATGTCCAAGATTCAAACGCAATCCTTTTCGCGGCCTTTTTGGGTGCTTTATACGACATTCAACAACACATTACACCAGGATTCAAAATACTGGTTTTGCACATTCTTGGACATAATCATTTATTATTAGAGCGATGGAAGTGGAAATACACTCCTCTCTTCGTAAATGACGCTGCATATTACTTGTATAATGCAGTATTTCCGGGGATGCCTATTGCGCCGGAAAAATGCGTAATTGTATTATAAACCTTTCGGTGCAATAATATTCTGTTCAATATTAGGAATAGAATATTTGATATTGTTTTATAAAACTGCTCACCATTATGCAGTTGAATTATCGGACATATTTACCGGCGCGTGCGAAAGAATCCACAATAAAAATGATAAAAACGCCTAAAAGAGTGTAAAGTATAAATTCCTCGGTCAGATTGCTGGTTTTTTCATTGTGTTGTTGTTCGAGCATATGAATCATGTAATTGATTTTCTCCATTAGTTTGTTATCCATCGTGGGCTGTGATCCTAAACCCATTTTGGAATAGTAATTGGCGGGGGGAACAATTTTGGGAGGCTCGTAAATTTTGCGATAATTACTGTATGGATTTTGCGAAATTCCTAAACCTTGGCTTGTCGGCGCATATTCACCGCCCGTATTCCGCCGAAGTTGTGGGGGCGGAATTTGCAACGGATTTGATCCATTTGAAACCGGTTCAGCAATTGGATTAGACAGCTCCGTCGCATCATAATCCGCCCTTTTTTGAATGGTCGGATGCGATATTGGATGAAAATTCGCCAGCTTATTCCCATCATTTTCGTAATCTACGCGGTCCATATTACCCAACAATTGCGCAACCCGCTTATTTCGCTCTTCTTGCTCAATCTGCACTTGTTGTAATGCATCCTCTTGAGTTTGTTGATATCCGGTTTCGGTCGGACTATATTCATCTGGCGACGATTGTATTGCCGATTGTATCGGAGAAGGCATTTTTTTCACGGTCTTTCGCATAGATGGAATACGTTTTTTGGTAGATTCGTCATTCGTCCATGAAGATGCGGATGTTACTAAAGACATTATAATGATGGAGTTATGAAATACTTAAAAAATAAGCAGATATTTATCCGCGGCAATCGGCGGCGTTTTCACAAAAGGCAATTTAGTAAAAGGCATTTTAATGATTCAAAAATATATGGATATAATAGGACATATTATGAAAATACAGCAATTTATCGGACAAGTTCTTCCCTTGCTATTTTTCTATTCCTTTTTCGCGTTCCCCGACGACGTTTTGTCGGCGAGCATTACACCTTTAGGGAGACTGATCGCAACGCTAGCAATCATATTTTATACAACAATTCATCCCATATATGGGTTTGCAGTGTGCATCTTAGTTATATTTTATTATCAACTGGATTGTGTGGAGGGTTTCTCGGCATTTTCCAATGATTATAATGCTCTATTAACATCTGGGTCAGTGCATAGCAAGTTCCTCGATTATATGTTTGCGCCTAGCGATTATGATTACAAATCACGCCAGCGCGAATTAGCAGCAGCGAAGGATACGTCGCAAGTAAGAGAATCATTTACCGACATGGCTGCAGATTTCCGAAAGGAACATTGTGATCAGGGTGCATTGACGTTTAAATCTCAACATGTTCGAAACGAAAATGCGACACATGTATTCCCCCAATTATCTTTCACAGATAATACATGCAATCCATGTGATGAAAATTGCGGATTTTCAATTATAACCCGATTGCAGATGCAAGAGGATATAACGTACCCCAAAACAAATACCGATTGGGTTTCTAACGTATGGGAAACATGGTTTAGTGATGATAAAACTCCCCCTTATGCACATACTAAGATTGCTCCGGCCTACGGCAATTTCGACGCATAATCGAACTGCTAATGAATGGGGTCTTTGCTTCGCATATCATGTATAACATGTGAATCATATTCATAACTATTATATTCAATTACGTTTTTTTATCCTAATTGAATATAGATGGGAAAACAAATGTTTGATGGGAAACTATGGGGTCAAAAGATAAACAACACGTTGGAATTTGCCCATGGCCATATAACCGCATTAAACGGTAGTAAAATCTTCGCGGGTATGATGATTATTGTATTGAATATTGCGTCACGTTTTGTGACCATTAAATTGAGCAAAACAATGGAATCCTATTTAAAATACACATTTAGTCGTCAAGCCCTCATTTTTGCGATTGCGTGGATGGGCACTCGCGATATATACATTGCGTTAATTATTACCCTACTATTTAGCCTGTTTGTCGATGTGTTGTTTAACGAGGACAGTCGGTTTTGTGTTTTACCGTCCACGGTGACCGAGTACTATACAAATTTATCGGAATCGAATACTGCGCCAACACATCAAAATGTGCCCGGAATGCCGCCGCAAATGCCGGGTTCTACTATGCAGCAAGGCCAGTCAGGAGGTCATTCTAATCCCTCTGCAGAAATTCCTATGCCGAAGCGAACTGCAGTCGGCCAGTTGGGGGGTCGCAGGGGGGCTTCGCCCCCTGCAGCAATTCCGCAAGCGAGCAAAAAACAGATATCCGACGGAACCATTACAAACGAAGAAATGGAACGGGCAAAAGATGTGATTCATAAATGGAAACTGCAACATCCGGCGCATCACGAAAGTTTTTACAAAACGAAACGCGAATAGAGAATACCCTTGCGAAGCCAGTATAATCATTATGTAAAAAGTATAGTGATTATATAAAGAAGACATGGAATTCATCGATAACAATATAAATATAGGCACGTGGTCGATTAAAATACATATTAGCTCCAATTTACTCGGAGGGCAATCAGATACGATTTTAACGCGCAATTTATTATTCGACTCAGTATCGAACGAAGATAGTGCCGACAAAAATGTCCCCAAAAACCCGGAAACGCCCTCGTCTGAATTCCCATATTTTACAGACGCAGCTTATTACGATTTAAGTAAATTTAAGAATTTTTCGCGAACACAAATTATCGATATATTTTTCAATAAAGATCAATTTCAAAAAGAATTCTATACCAGCGGCGACACATTGCCGTCCGATTCCGCACGCCATAGTAATGCGACTCATAATGTTATGGTGATGCTACAGTTATTATTTCCCACGTCTTTTCCGATAAATGGAAATTTACATGATACCTTTATCGAAAATATCAAAAAAGAAACGACAGATGTACCGCAAAATATGTCTATGTTACCCACATTTATTAGTAATTTAGTAGGTTCGGATAATAAAAACCAATTCGGTTACATTCGCAACAGTTCCGGGATATACACAATAATGGAAGCGTACTGGATAAATGATGTGATTAATCACCCAGAGTATTCAAAGTTATTTAGAGAACTATCGAACTCAGCATATTATGTGAAACACGAACAATCGAAATTAATCAAACTAAAAGCAGATGTCGAAACGGAGTTTATGGGCTTATATACGAAATTTTATAACGCGTTTAACAGTGAATCAAATGCATCAATTAAAGATAGTATTATTACGTATTCTGAAAACGCATCAAATCGAACGACAAAAGGAATTGACCCAAAACTTGTAAGCAGTGTATTGCAGGATTTGCAAAATCCAACAACATCTAAAATAGATAAAATTATAGGAAAATGGTTTGATTTATATAAAATAAAAATCGATGCTGCAAAATACAATTCTAACCAAGATATTATACCACCCGAACTGAAACGTAGTTTTCCAACAACTACACGATTATTGGAACTCGCGTCAGAACACGAATATTTAATAGAGTCAAACAACTATTTAAACAATATTAGGGCATACAATACTTTCATGAACAAGAACCCCGCAAATCTGGAGCCGTGGGACTTGGAACTGCGTGAGAAATTATTAAAAAAACGTAAAATATCCAATGCATTTAATCAAATGAAACAATATATTGCCCCTTTACGTGGTTGCTCAAATCAAAAATTACAGGACATGCTCAATTCTTTTGCGAAGAACGGGTTGAACTATAATCAAAACCCAGATAATATTCAATATGTATCGGATTTGTTGCGAAACGGGAAGAGTAATATAAATGGTCCGGTTGATGCACTTGAAGTTGGTGTTATGTCGAATCAGAAAGTACTTACACCGACCGAGGGCGGCCCTCCCAAAAAGGAAGGCGCAGAAGTTGGCGAAACGGAGGAAAAATACTACGAAATATTTATTCGGTTGAACTGTATTAAAGGAATTTTAGATAAAACCAATCTTCCACTAATCAAATGTTCCTACGAAAACTCGAATTTAGTACGCATATATAATCATTTGAAACACCCCCTTCTGAAAAAAAATCCCATGCTTTTATATAGCAATTTTCCGCTTATCGACTTAAAATCATTAATGCCGAAGACACCCAATCAAACAGGAGGATATACCACGAAGCGCAAGAGACGCGGTGATAAATCATTAAAATTAAGTGTTAGATCACTCAAATATGGCGGTAAAACAACACGAAAAAATCGCAAATCAAAAAATATGCGGCATTAAACAAAAATAGTACCGTACGGTTATAATAAATATTCGATTTATTATAATGTGTTACACCCCCACACAATGATTATGTGCGATTTTTATAGTTATACTTATAATTATATTATTATTTTGCGAATACCGCCTTTCCGTTTTTGAACGCACCTACAGCATCGCCCGGGTCGCCATTTTTATCAATTGCGTAAATTTCACCATTTTGAGCGTCGCTTGTGTAATAGGGTTTGCCCTTGATCGTTACCTCGAACACTTCCTCTTCCACCTCCGCTTCCTCTTCTTCCTCTTCCTCTTCCTCTTCTTCTTCCTCTTCTTCTTCTTCTTCTTCCTCTTCCTCTTCTTCTTCCTCTACTGCTGCGCTTGCCTCTTCCT